CTTACCTGTTGTTGATCCACCACTTAAACAAAAAGTACTTGGAGCAGAAGACTGCTTCTTTTTGAAGCCATAATTAGAAATCACAACTTCTTCTTTTAGATCGCGTAGCATTTTTCTGTGACCAACAAAAGTTTTAGATAAGCTGGTTACTAAATCATGGAGTATATGGCTCTTGCATAAAGGATTCTCTTTCTTTGAATAGAAGTCTTTCAAATGTTGAATTGTAACCTCTGGTTGCTCTTCCGTCATTTTTTCAGACCAAGACTCCATCTTCCTACTCATTTGATTCATTAAATCATGATAAGAATCCCCATCTTTTATCTTCTCAATAATATCATCTTGAAGCTCCTTAATCTCTGGATCTAAAGCCCAATAATTAACTTTAGATTGCGCTCCACAATGATCAATCACATCAATTGCCTTGTCAGGGTAAAACTTGTTTGGAGTATACTTCTCACAAAAATCTATAACACTATCAATAAATTGATCTGTGTATTTTACACCATGGAACTCTTCATAATACTCTGTAATAGCTGGAAGAATCTCCTTCATTTGAAACTTAGATGGCTCCTTGATTGTTATCCTCTCAAATCTACGATCTAAAGCAGTATCCTTCTTGATTGTGTTAGTGTACTCATTGATTGTTGTGGCACCAATACAACTAATCGTTCCTCTGGCCAACTCTGGCTTGAGAATATTTGAAGCTTCCAAAGAGTTTTCTGTAGTTCCTCCTGCACCAACTAAAGTATGGATTTCATCAATGAACAAAATAATATTGTCGTACTTCTTAATCTCATTAACAAACTTCTCTAACCTTTCTTCGAACTGGCCGCGATATTGCGTACCAGCAACCATACTAGACAAACTAAGAGAATAAATTACTTTATTAGCGATGAGTTCTGGTACTTCTCCATCTACAATTTTAGAAGCAAGACCTTCAACGAGAGAGGTTTTACCTGTACCAGCAGGTCCAACAAGGATAGCGTTGGGTTTCTTCTTTCTGCAAAGCACTGTGGCTATTTCAGAAATCTTATCGTCAAAATCTACGACTCTATCAAATTTATCATTAGCCGCTTTTAAGTTTAAGTTTTCTGCAAACTGAGAAAGAATAGAATTCTCCTCAAACATATCGATGAGAGTCTCTGGAGCATCTTCTAGAGTAAATTCAAGCTCTCCAGAGTCATCCAAGTAGTCATCTGAGTCTTTAATAAAGCAAGTGATGTCCTCTATTAAATCTCCCAATAATTCTTGAGAATAAACTTTTTTAACTGCTTTTGGACAAGATTCTGGATTAAAGAAATTTAATAAAAGAATTTCTGGTGGAATATAATCCAATTTAAATAAATCTCTCGCCGTATTCTCACAATAAGTAAAGAAGTCCAAACAATCCTTACCAAAATTAGTAGAACATTTTTTTGTTTTCTTTTTATCTCCTATTGTAATCTCAGATTCTACAAGAAGAGCGTCAATCAAATCGTGTTGAGTTAGAATGGTAAATGAAGACAGACTAAGATCATTAATAAAACAATGAAATAAAATATCTAAATCAACACTACTTCTGTGAAGAGCTTTTGCCATTTCTTTGGCATTAGAAATCACACCATTGATATCTGGAGTAAAAGGTAATTCGGTCATTTTTGTTTTAAGTCTCTAAGCTTCATTAAAATTTTTGTTTCAACAACTCTTACTGAGTTAATGAAATGAGATTGATCTCCTTTGTTAGCGGTTAGTATAAGAATGTCTTCTTTCTTGAGCTTATTGTCTCTTTGGAATTTAGACAACTTATCTTCTCTTGAGTTATCCATCAGGAGAAATCTAGAAGAAGCAGTATTATCTGAAGCTTCAATGATCATATACTTGTTCCCAGATTGAGAAGTTCTAACAAAGAAGTCTTTTACCTGACAAACCGTTTTGAAATTAGTATTGCTCTGCAAATCAGAGATCTCTTTAAGAGATAGTACTTGATCTCCCATTGGATCTTGGAAGCAATCTCTTAGGTTATGAGAGTAACTATAACCAAGGAGGCTGTTCTCATACCACCAATCAGAAAACTTTTGATGCTTCTTATTCTCTCTGTAAATATCTTTATACTTGGAGAAGTTCTTCTTGAATGTACCAAATCTTTTCTCAGGCATAACTGGTCTATTATCGTCACCTAAAACCTGATGCTCAACAACTTCAGCAATACAGTTCAAGACATCATAACCAAACCTTTCTCCCATTTTAACAAAGTTTCTCTTCTCTCTATCGGTAAGAAGATTAAACGCTTGAGCCTCAAGTACAAGCCTACTTCTATCACCATTGTCTTGGTCCATTGTGCCAGCTTGGATCAATGCAGCCAAAACAGAAATATTAATACCACATTGTTTAGCAGCAGTAAAAACTTCGTACTTATTATTGAACTCCATTCCACGAAATTCAACTAGACTCTCCAGAGACTTTAAGGAGATACCTTTGATGCTATTCAAACCGTAACGAATATTATGATCTTCAATGGTGAAGTTAGTTGAAGACTTAAATAAACTTGGCTGAAGTAATTCAATACCAAAATCAGGAAGCTCTTCATTAACCTCTGCAATAGTACCTAATGGATCTGGATCAAAATCAGCAGACTCAAGTACAGATAAAAAGAATTCTTTTGGATACTTGTACTTAAGGTAAACCGTCTTAGCCGCCAAAGCAGCGTAAGCAAAACTATGAGACTTGTTGAACGAATAGTTCGCAGAAGCGTCAAGAGCATCCCAATAGAATTTACAAATATCCTCATCAAGACCAAGCTTTTCTCCAGCAGCATAAATCTTTTCTTCCCATGCTGGCATCTCATCAACCTTTTTCTTACCAACGATACGCCTAAGTGTTTCAGCTTCTTCGAGTGTAAGACCAAAGACTTTATGAGCAATTTGCATCAACTGCTCTTGATACAAAATCACATTCTTAGACCAAGAAAGAATCTTATCTAACTCTGGGTGAAGATTCAAATCAGAAGGAGCCATCTTCTGCGTACAATACTCAGTAACAAACTGCAAGGCAGCAGGACGAGCCAAAGCAACAACGTCAGAAAGCTCATCCAAGTTTTCTGGTTTTACCGTCCTACAAACTTGGAAGTTAGTGTCAGCAGAAATTTGGAAAAGACCAACAGGGTGATTGAAATCCTGCAACTTCTCATAAATGAATGAATCATTTGGATCAATATCCTCGATAGCAATACCTATCTTCTCACAAGTCTTATGTGCAATAGTTAAAGTACGTAATCCAAGGATGTCAAACTTGACCATCAAGTCTGCTACATCATTCATGTCATATCCAGTTACAAGATCACCATCTTTAGTCTTTTGTAATGGTACAACATCTTTAATTGTCTGAGAACAAATAGCAATACCAGAAGGATGAACTCCAGTATTCTTAATCAGATTTTCTACCTTCTTTGCATTTTTGAAAGTCCTTTTATGACTCTTTGCCCACGAATCAAACTTGTCGTTTTCTTCTCTAGAGTTTTCTAAAGAGAAAACCTTACCATGGAGTTTTGGAATCATGTCGCTAATCCTATTAGCTTCAACTTCCTTAACCTCATCAAAATACTTAGTAGCTTCTCTAATACAAAGCTTAGAAGAGAAAGTATTGAAAGTCAAAATCTTGGCTGTCTTACCAGAGTGCTTCTTCTCAATATATTCAATAACCTTTTGCCGCTTCTCATAACTAATGTCTGAATCAACGTCAGGAAGAAGACTACCAACAAGAAACTCTTTACCTCTTTTATCGTAGACTTTTTTAGCACGACTCTTTGAAACGAATCGCTCAAAGAAAAGATCATGAGGAATTGGATCAATATCAGTAACACCAAGAAGATACAAAACTAAAGAACCAGCAGCAGACCCTCGACCTGCTCCAGTTGGTATCCCTTCACGTTCACAATAATTCAATACATCCCAGTTCAAAAGAATATAATCAGTGAACCCAAGCTCCTCAAAAGTTTCAAGCTCTTGGACAGTACGATCAAAATAAAGTTTTTTATTATCGTACTTGGTAATACCTTTATCTCTTAAACCCTTACGAGCTAGTTGATACATGATATCTTTAGTCGAAGCATTCGAATCAAGTCCGATTTCTTTTAAGGTAGAATTGTCTACAATCGTCTTTGGTAACTCTACGCCCTCTGGCTCGCAGTCGTCATAAATTTCAAAATCCTCGAACATCATAATTCCATGTGTTTTTTAAGAGCAGTGAATACCTCAAAACATTTTTCAATATCGTACAAAGCATCATGCAATTTACTTTCCTCAAACTCAATACCAAAAAATTTAAGCAGTTGATTCTGAGAGACTTTCGCCTTCAAAGTTCTATCGTGTATAATCTTATATTGCCAGCTTAAAAAGTCACCCTTTGGTTTTTGCAACTCTTCTCTATATGCTTTGCCTAAAGCTCTAGTATCGTAAATCCTAGTCAAGTAAGAGTAATCTGGTTTTTCACCCAATATTCTTTGAAGTTCTGCAATCATATAAACATCAAAGCCTAAAAGATTCTGGCCAATAATTTTATACTCAGGGTTAAATAAATACTTTTTAAAATCACCCCAAACTTTCTTTGGAGTTTCTTTCCTTGTGTTGTACTTATCCCAAGTAAACCCAGTCAGTTTTTGAACAATGTCAGGTACATTCAAGTCATTAAAATGAATATATCTATCATGACGCTCTTTAACTTTATTGCCTTCACAAACAAGCCATGCAAGCTGCCAAGGCTTTGAAGAATGAAGATTCAATCCCTCTGTCTCTGTATCAAAGACAATATATTTTTGATTATACGGTAGCATCTTTATATGACTCCCAGCAGAACTCGTCTGAGCAGAAGTGATTTAGGTTAGGGTTAGAAAATGTTGGAGACTTACCTTGCCTTCTATTGCAGACAGCCTTGTACATTTGAAAAGCATGAAAGTCATCTTTATTCTTGTAGAAGATACTTTTTGCTTCTTGGGTTTCAACTCCAAGGTCATCAATCGCCTTCTTGATTTGAAAATCGAAAGGATGATTGTTATCTTCAATAAAGTAAACGTGGTCTAATCCAGTTAGATCCATTTGAGACATACCAAAATAAAATAGATTATTACAAATGTAAGAATCGTAAAACGGTACTGCAATTCTTATATCAGAGAAGTAATCCTTAGAATAGTTCTTCATAACTACAGACTTAGACTCACTTGTATTAGCCTCTGTATAAAGATCCTTGACTCTTTTGATCCCATTATTGTTCTTGGCAAAGAAAATCAACTTGCTTGGTTTTTCTTCTTCAGAGTTTTCATAAAGAACTGGTACTCTAAGACCAAATACCAACCGAACACCCTTCTCTAGTAAAGCCTTGTTGAAAGTTCTAAATCCATAAAACGAATCTTCAACGAGAACAACCTCTTTAAGACTGTTAATGTCTACAATATCAAGAATCTTATCTAGTGTAAGTATGGATCTACCTACACTAAAGTGACTTTTAAATAACGGGATCACGTAAGAAGACTAAAGCAAGTCTTCCGTCTTGTCAAACGAAAAAGCAGGGCATCCTGCATATTTTCTTTTCTCAATCGACGATCCTTTACCATCATCAAGTAATTCCTGTAAATCAGACTGCTCATACGAGGATTTCATGAAATTACCCTCTTCATCAAGAAGCGTAAAATATGAAAATGGAAACTTAAATGGACAATGCCACATAAGATCTCCATTCTTTTTCAGTTGACCCACATAATCTGCTCGACCACAAACAATTCTACCAGCAAATCCATCTTCTTTTTTAGGGTAACCTTTATCCCAAGCAAGGCCGCTGATAGCAGCTTTCTCATTAAAGTTATTGATCACAGACTGAATCTCAGTCAAGAAATACTCGAAGCCTTCTAAGTCAATATCATCAAGAGGCTCCATTTCTAAGTACCCTTCTCCATCAAGATCGAACTTAAGAAATAAGAACTCCATCTTGCGCTTGAGATATTCTGGGTACAAGTATTTAACAGCAAGACAATACATAAAATCCTGCATGTTGTCTGTATACTCTTTACCTTCAAAAATACTTTTGGAGGTTTTAAAATCTCTGATGACAGCGGTTTTTTTTCTTTTAAATAGGAATAGCTTGTCGATGAACCCTAAGATTCGGTAGTTTTTGCCATCCTCATTTACAGAAATGTCGAAGTCTTTTTCTGAGATGGCTTCTGTTGGTTTGCCATCTGTGTCACCAAAGAAATCAAAATTAAGACCCTCAACAGTCATTTTGTTGATAAGATCCATGTTCTCAAAATCAGAAATCTCGTATTTCTTCGCATAAGCCTCTACCATGCGTTTTATAGGTGGGCTAGCATTTATGTCCTGAGCTTTAATAATCGCCTTGTAGTGCTTCCTGTGGCGTGGATTACCTAGATTCTCGAATACTGCGTGACAGATTGTACCACGCAGTGAACCATGATTAGATTTGTCTGGGAGTCGGAGATGGTATTTAGACCAGTACTGCCACGTACAAGTTTGAAGAGTCTTAATTCTTGAAGCTGATAGTGGCTTGTTCTCCGATTCAACCATAATAAAATTTATATTTTTTCTCGAACTTTTTGAAGTTTGTAGAAAAAGTTTTGTTGACCCCTTTACTATTCATGTCTTTTGCAAAGTCTAGAACTCGCAACATAGAGTCTTCATGAGACATATTATAACAAAAATCTACATATTTATCTATATTTTCTTTTGACATGTCACCAAAGTCATTAGCAGATGGAGGAGCAAAATAAATATTTTGAAAATCAATCACATCAACTAATTTAAAAATAGATTTTATTGAACCTTGAAAACCTCTATTTGTCTCAGAGTTAGAATCATTATTGAAGGCAATATAGATTTTATTGATCGGCAAAGAGTTCAACCGAGCAATGAACTTCGGAGAGATATTCAAACCGAAAGAAACAAGGACGTTTTTTACTCCAGCGTCATACAAAGAAATACAATCGCCAATAGACTCAACGATATGTACAGAGCCAGACTCAACAATAGCGTCCTGTACCTCTTGAATAGAATAAAATGGGTAGAACCAATTAGAACACTTTCCTAAGTGGAGCCACTTGGGACGATTATCATCTGTTACCTTACGGCCAGAGAAGCCATGGATTTTACCATCCTGCCTAAAGATGGGAAAAATAACTCTCTGGTACATTTTGCCAGACATAGCTAAACCACAGCGAAAATCTTTAAGCGTCTTCTCAGACACACCACGATCAAAGTAGAAGTCGTAGTGCGGAAGCAAGCGACTTAGTGCTGAAACTGGATATGTTTTTTCTTCGCTCAAGAGATTTTTTTTAGGAGTCCTGTGATTAATACTTACACTATCTTTCTTGATATAAGAAGCAATAACGCCTTTGTCATTAGTGTTGAGTGTCTTTTGGATTAAAACCTCAAAAGGGAGAAACATAGAGTCTTCTACAAAATCTTTCCAGACTCCTGTATCTTTATAAATCTGAAGAGCTGTAGAATTATCTCCTGCTCGATAAACAGCATTAGTACGCCAATAAGCACCATGGTCTTTTAGGCGATAACCAAGCTCCTCAAGAATGTCTTTATAATCAAGCATCTCTCAACACCATTGGGATTGCATTATCTTCTTCATCTCTTTCAAGATTGACATCGACATTGTTCATTGAGTCAACAATATCTTGAAGATCTCCTCTTTCTGTTATTCTAAAGTTTTCTATTTTTAGATTAATGAAATTAGATCTATTGCTTCCATCTGGCATTTGTACAGGATTGATAGCACGAAGTGCTTCTTTACCTAAGTGACGAGCTTTTAAGTTCACTAATTTATGAGTGCCAAACCTTTCTCCCTCTTCATGAATCTCATCAGCAACTTTTCTACGAAGCAAGAACAGGTGAGAACAGAATTGAGTAATCCCGTCAGAAAGCGACACAACACTCTCATCATCGACGATGCTATTTGGTTGGCGGTTATTAGTAATACCAAGCCTATTTGACTGAACAGATGTCATCATAGAAACACAAGGCTTACCATCAAAAGCTAAGTCTCTGTGAATAGTCTGTTTAAACTTGTGAACCATAGAGGCAACTTGTTGCCATCCATCAATTTTGCCAAGATTATTGAAGTCAGTCTTGATATAATCGAAACTGAAAATCAATGGGTTACCTCTACCAATCTTAGAATAGTAAAATCTCTTAAGAAGAGAACACATCTCATCAGCAGACATACCTGCGACATTCTCGTAATAAAACTTGAGGTTTTTAATCTTATCCCAAGCAGAACGTACTTTTGCAACAACCTCTTCAGCAGACCAATCTTTGTAAGAAGATGTGCGCCATTTACCAGTTTGCAATAACCAAACTGGAATACCAGTCATCGCAGAACACTGTCGGAAGATAAGCTCTTCTTCACTCATCTCTCCGTTATCAAAGTGTAAAACAGGAACATCATACTTAGCAGAAGTACGAGTTGTATAGTCCATACAAAACTGAGTTTTACCAACACCAGAACGAGCCACAATAACAGAAATGTTTCCTGCCAATAACAAAGAACCATAAATGTCGTTAACCCTCTGGTGAGGACCAAGCATACCGAATTCAGTTATAGGATTGTTACCTCTATCCTCAACAACATCCTCCATCATCTCGAAAAGATTAACTGGACCAGAATCAGAAACTTCAAAGTTCTGAATGCTGTCGTTGTACATCTTATCAGCCTTCTCGACGATCTCAGAATATTTAAGACTTGGATCTGCTTTCTTAACAAAAGACGCTACATCTTTACAAGAAAGATAAATTTCACGACGAGCCGTAAACTTTTTCAACTCCTTTACAGAAGCTAAAAAAATGTCTTCCGATATCTTATAAAAAGCTAAAGAATAAATATACTCTCCAACATCAATGCTATCAGGAAAAGTAATCTTCAGTTGATTGATTCTTTGAATCAAAATTGTCTCGTCAATAGTCTCTGCATTATCAAGTGCATTACGGATCAATTTAAATACAGAAATATTAACCTTGGAATCTTCACTATAAAAATCTTTTTCGTTAATAAAAGCAGAAATCTCTTCCCACTTATATGGATGCTGCAAAAGTCCACTTAAGACTTTCTTCTCTAAATCGTACGAAAAAATCATTCCTCAAGCTCCTTATTTACAAATACCTCTACCAATTTTGATAGAGCCATATCTACACAACTATTCTGAGTTTTAGAAGCAACACTTGGTTGACCAAGCTCATTTACATAAAACAAAAAGAATCCCTTGTTACCCCCATTTGGCGACCCACTACAATCATAGATCTTAGTCAAGATTGATTGAGGTAGCGTAATACCTTCATCTTTGTTATGCTTCATATAATATCTAACTGTTTAAGTAGTGACTTATTCAAGTTATCAGACTCTAAGATTCTAGCAAGCCTTATCTGATTAATTTCACAAAAGTACTCTTTCTTGTCATCCCTTTGTAATTGAGCTAAAAAATTCTGACGAGAATTTGAATGAAAAAACTTATTAAACTGATAGTGCTGATTCCCATCAACCTCTACCGCGATATTTCTACTAGCATTGTAAAAATCTAAAGTCATCCTCGTACCAACAACAGGAAGCTCTTCGAATACTATGTCTGCTGCCCAATATGGATAAAGAAGATCTTTTACTTTTTTTTGAATCTTGCTTTTGCAAGATTTATCCCAATCAATTAAATACTTTGTAGAATTCTTAATCTTCTGCTGACGGCCAGTTGTGGTTAAGAATATCATTTCAAAATCTTTTCTTGGACAAACTTTTTCAGGGATAAGGTAGTCTTCTCATCTTGTTCAAGATGCTCGTAAATAGAAGCCATTCCTTGGAACTTAGGTTTGATCTCAATACCTTCTTCAGAAAGATATGAAACAACCTCTTCGTCAACAGAAAACCAAGCTCCAGCTTTCTCAAGGTAACCCCACATCATCAACATCTCTACAATCTCCCTCTCAATCCAAATTGACTTACCGTCACTACGACCGTGTTTGATAGGGTACTTAACTGTTTGACCAGTCGTCTCATTGGTTGACTTACAGATAAGAACTTTAGCCATGTGGCCATAGATCTTGTTGTCTGGAGTGATCTGCTGATTTGGCTTTTCGAGAATCTTGTCAGACTTGTTTTGTTTCTGGAATTCAAGAATCCAATCAGGATAGTGAAGAGCTGCATTGCCACCGCTAGAATTGGTCTGGTTGTTTGGATCACCCTTAGCGTAAGGGTTGACATCAATCCTTGACCGAACCTGAGAGATTAAGATGCACATATGACCGAACTTTGCCATTCCAATACTAACTCGCTTTAAGAAATCTGAAGTCATCAAAGCACCAGCAGCGACTTTGGCGGCATCACTGGTTGTCTTATCAAGTTCAGCTTTAGGAAGCAAGCCATCCATACTGTCGATGACAATGCAAAACTTTTCCTTGTCTGGGTTGTTGCGAAGCAACCCTCTCAAATAATCAAAAACTACATCGAACACATTGCATTCGAAAACTAAACATGTACCACTAACCCACTCGCTTGGGTCAAAAACAAACTTCAACCCAGAACGCTTCTGGACATCTGAAGATAAACGACCTTCTGCCTTAATAAACAATCCTTTAGAATTA